ATAGACTCTTCCGAACTGAGGGGGATTCAATTCCTCGCCACCATATGCGGAAACAGATTCGGTTTGTGGATAGATTGTAGGAATCAGTGCTTCATAATCAGCAGCAGTGACTGCTCTTTCTCTTGATGCATAAATTCTTGTTGCATATTTCTTGACTGACTCTACGCTTTCAATTGATCCACCAGAGTGTGAGGCATCATTGACAGTAATAAGTGAAATGCCGTTTTCAACAACTCTTGATCCTTCATCAACTATGTTTCCAGCAAATGTAAAACTTGAAAGATTATTTGCATTTGCACCATTACATACCATATATTTTACGGTAATGTAATTTGGTTCTTGTAATTTCTTACCAAAGATACCGTCACCAAAAATTATCTCATATTTTTCATCAGGAATTTCTTGCAGAAAATATACTGCAGATTCTCCGTTTATATCGAATAAACTATTTGCAAGAGTATAATTACGTGATACACTTGAATTTTCATTTGTTGCGACATTGACAGTCAACAACGATGAATCAATACCTACATTATCAAGTAAAAATCTTTGATTAGGAATTGTCGCATCGATCGTAAAGTTTTGGGAAACTAATGTTCCCTCATATACTACGATATTATTAAACTCAGCAATGTCATTATTGACTGTTACTGTAATGTCCTCTGGAACAGAGAATGAATAACTCTCTCTACCAAATGCACGGGTAATACCTACAACACCTGCCTTCAGTGTAAGTGTTCTTGGTTTTATGCTAAAGTCGGATGTATTGACAAAAAAGGATATTGTTGATCTCGCTGCTTTTCTAGATCTAGGAACATATCCAATGTTTCTAGCAAGTGATATTACATTCTCTCTAAGGGTTGCACTATCAATAAAAACTTCATTTGCCACCATGTTGGCATTATATGAAGTAATATACGTATTATATGCAAGTACATCTATGATTGTTGAGAGGTTTGATCCCTCAAAATCATAGTCAGTAAAGTCTGAGTTTGCTCTCAGATAGTTTGTGATCGAGGTTTTGACCTGATCAAAGTCTAAATCTGCAAAATTTACTAATGTCATTAGCGTGTTGGTTGTAATACGAATGCTAACTGTTGTGGTAAAGCATCTATTCCTATAATATTGTATCGAATAGCTACGTTATATTCGCCACCACTTAAGTCTGCTTTTACATCAACCGAAGTTAGTTCAACTCTTGGTTCAAAGTTTTCAATCGTTACTCTAATTTCATCTTCGATTGCATTTGCAGTAATTAGATCAACAGATTCAAAAAGTAATTTACTAACTCTAGATCCTAAGATTGGATTGAAAAATCTCTCACCAGGTGATGTCAATATTAAATTGCGTACAGATCGGGCAATAGCGGTTTCATTTTTTATGGCAATCAGGTCCTCTGATAAGGGATTAACCTTAAAAGAGGAGCTAATATCCTTGAAACCTCTACTGATCCTCTCTACTGGCACAATATTGCAGCAATTATGTATTATTTATCAACCAATATCATCAAAATTCGTTAAGAATCATCGGGTCAATTGTGCTGTCAACGTCATTGATCTCATAAATTTCGGATTTTTTCTTCGTATCACGTTTTTTAGGTGTGATATCGTCATTTGAGATCTCACGAAGCATTTTTTGGTGCTGATCGTTACCCAAATTGTCTAAAAAGTCGTTATTTGGAGTCATTTTCCTCTTCTTTTGGTAAAATTTCGCGTTCTTTTGCTGTTTTCCAGAAATATTCGTCCTCACGACCCATTCCAAGTCGCTCAAAACCGTTTTCAACACTATAATATTGAGTTGAAACCTTAAAATCAGGCATTTTGGGGTCAACAGGAGTCAAACTGTTGTCAAAAATACGCATCCTATTATTAGGATACAGTGCATATTGACCATTTTCAAGTTCAATTAAGTTATGAGACTTGTGTTCAGCTGGATTTTCACTAGTTGCATAGTCTATCACATCACAATCCTGATGGTAGTTATCTATAGTGCAAATATACTCACCTTTTACGATACCATGATCCCTTGTGTAGCATTCAAAGTCCATTGAACCAATGAATTGCTTATGAATCGACATAACTCCATAATCCATACAATTCCAGAATTGCAGGTTAGGTAGGTTCATATCAGGTGTAGGCGTCTCAGGGGCACTTACAAAGGCACTGATAGGCAATTTGTCATACATTGCAGCATACTCTGGTAAGTATGTCTCAAAATAAAAAGCACGTCCAGGAATCGACTTTGCCGATACCCAGACGCCCTTTACAAATTCACCATGTCCAGATTGATGATCTGTTAGATACTCTTTACGTACCCATACCTCAACTGAGGGGAGGTTACAAATTAATGCACTCATGTCCAAGTTTGTTCTATCTTAGAATATCTATACAACAATTCTTCATCTTTTTTAATATCTTTGATTGCAACATAGAATTCATCATCATCAATACCTACATTAGGATCATCAGAATGATTAACATAATATGCCTGATAGATTCTATCAAGGTCACAATCAATCCAAAATCCATCATTATCACACCATGTCATTGATGCAATGTGTTGTTGCATCCATTTAGGAATATCATTCCATTTTATCTTTTGTGATTTTTGTCTACCTTTCCATATCATCGTGCCTTTTGGAATATCACATAAAGAAAAAACACCCACCCCACCACAGACTTTACTGGGTGCGAGGTAGGTGTAAAGTGTTAGGTCATACATCAACCTTTTCCTTGTCCCCGATATCGCTTCTTAGCACCGTTACGAGAAGTCGCGGACAATTTTGTATGCTTGCCCTGTCCCTGACGAGACTTTTTCGGGGTTCCTTCGATGTACCCGCCGCCTTTCATGATTGCCATAATACTCTCCGATCAAATTACACGAGTTTTTTCGTGACCAACACGAATCCGAGGATCGCACCAGATGTCGAATCCTTCTTCCTTTGCATCGAGACAGAATGAGACATCCTCTCCACACATGTCTTGTACTGCACCAGACTCGAAGACTTGCATCTTCGGTGCAAACCAAGGATACTCAAGGTTCTCAAAGACACCCTTCTTGATGAGCACCCATCCAAAACCTGTGTAGTCTACAGTGAAAGGCTTACGCCGCTTACTGATAGAATCCACAGTCTCGTGGTTCATGACTCCACCATTACGACGGAAGTCATCTTCTTCCAACCAGTGTGCAACAGAGGTGGTTGTTCCATCCTCAGTGGCATACCATCCTGCAACAATCTCTTTCTCTTCTCCTTCTTCGTTGATTGCAAGATCACAGAGTTGCCAGAACTTCTCTGTATTAAAAACAATATCGCTGTCAATCCACAGTTGGTAATCATATTGCAACTTGCCATCCCAGGGAATCTGCTTTGGTCCTCTGAGAACATTTGCTCCAAGACACTTACAACGGGCAAAGTTGACCATCGAAGAATAATCTTGACTGATCTGAATACTCATTCCATTCTGTACCATATCAAAGCACAGTTGTACAAAGTTCTTCAGAAAGATGAAGGAGCATCCACGACCAGGTAGGCAGAACACAATGGTCTTACCTTTCATTCTCTCCTTGATCGCATCAATGTCAAATTCTGCTTCCTTCTTCTTAGGAGTCGCAGCCTTTACAGTAAATCCTTTTGCCATGAGTTCGTAATCACTACATTATAAGTTTATCAGTATATGTATGGTGTGTCAACAAGAATGTTCTTCTTTTCCCCATGGGGGTTTTCCACACACCTCCTCATATGACAAATCCTCAAGTTCATAATCAGTCTTCATTAGACCAACCATTCCCTTGAGGGTTTCCCATGTCTTATTAAATTGCTTCTCACTCAGATTATTGTATAAACACTCTTGCTTTGCATAGATGTGATAAACCTTTTCCATAAAATTTTTTTGGGCGAAATTTTTTTCCTATAAATGAAATTCAATTCGGAATTATATATCATGCTCGAATTGTCACCTCTGTAGGTTAGGGTAGTTAGCGTTTTTATATACGGCATCGCGCCCCGGCACGATATCAACGAACCGCCGATAACTGCCAAATCACGGTGTTACCCTGCCCCCATAATATCACCTATAAGACTGTCTGTCAACCTGCCCCTATTACCAACTGACAGGTTTACTCAGGTCTTCTACATAACTGTCAATCACCCTCTCAGATCCTTCGAGTTCAAATAGATCTTCCCATGAAATCTGATGCGGGTCAAAGTCTTCCATCACCTCTAAGTCCAGCGTGATTCTATAACGTTGCTTCTGTGCCTGACTGATAGCGACTGACATGATTGACTCCGTTGGTGATACTTTGTTAGTATAGAATGTCTGAGAATTATTGTCAACCTAGCACCTGTTATTTATAAGCATGACTGATAAAAATACGGTGTCAATCCTCAGAAAATCTTATCGCTGCCCGCTTGACATTTTCGCGGAGAGGTGATAGACTGCTCGCTAAGATCACAAGACCTGAACACATTTTAGAAGGTATTATTGGGTAGTATCCAGAGAACTATTCTCAACAAGATAAAAAGGCAAAGTATATTTATTTTACCATTTATAAACGTTTTTTATACATTTAGTGTAACGATAGATACAAAAAAAGGGAGGAAATGTATCCCCCCTCAGTAACACTTTAGAACAGCAGATCTGCAATCTCGTTTACATTTTTTTCACTCTCAATATCCTCAACGATAACATCCAGAATCTGAAGAATTTCATCTCCGGTGTTACCAACTGAGAGCATACCAAGTGCAGTTGAACGGGACATAATAACGAAAAGAAAGTGTTAGTTTGGTTGGTTCAATCCTGGGTCTTACGTTGTGAATTAGTCTCCCAATTCTGTACTGCCCAGAGTGTTAGTTAAGGAAAGAAATATCAGAGATAGTTGTTACTGCTTTAGAATCTTTCGCGATAGATAAGATCTCAGATTGCATGGCAGTTGCTAACTCATATGCCTCCCCATAAGTATTACAAACTGTAGTTGAGTGAGATACACCGTAGTGATCAAAAAGAGTGACGAGAAAAGATTTCATGAGTTTAGTTGATGTAAATTAGATGAAGTAATTATAGAAGGGAAAGTAATACTAACCCCTCTATGATTACATCAGGCAAAGATGTAACCGTTGGTGAAATCATCGACGTTGAAGACCTTACCAGTGATGGAAGATTCAGCGACGAACTTTCTCACAAACCATTTGAAATCTTTCTGGAAGATTCCTTCACCATCGATGCAGAAATAATCGCACAATGCATTAAGTCTGCTCTTGGTAGTTACTGACTGCCAACCGCCATCAAAGATGGTCATGTC